ACGGTATGCCAAGTGATAATTCAGACTGTAGGCATCTACCATTACATATCAATAGCGACATCGAATTCAGACTATGGCCTATGCATGTGGGGGCATGATACCAAGGCGTCTAAGCAATCGATTGATTATCAAGCCCATCAATAGCCATGACACTACCAGCCCTAGAGCATACATCGCTATGAGCGGTAATGGTACAAATCGTCCAATGGACAGCAATACTATGTCCTCTGCCTCTGAGACTTGTAGAGCTAGAAGCCCTAGCATCGCAAAGAATGGCATTGAAGGACGATAGGATATGAGACGCACCAGTGTTTGTTTCATTTAGCCACTTAGTAACCTAAGAGTTATATAAGAATAAGACTCTGTCTTATTCTTATTCTTAATTCGGTAGTTTTATGTCTATGACCTAGAGACTCCTTTTTCCCAGTAAACCCCATAAATAGAAAAGCTTTTTTTAAAAATATCTATATATCAGACAGTGAGAATTTGTTGGGTTCCCATACAGCTTGTCTTTAAGAAAAAGGTATATTTTTTTGGGTTCCCATATGCCTGGAGTTTAAAATTTTATGGGTTCCCATGAGGTTTAACACCATTTAGGACTAGCACCTACCTCTTTAGAGAGTTTGACCATAGCTTTTTTTAGGTCAGGAAGATATGAATCTATACCAGAGATTCCAGATGGACAGTGTTCATGCCATGATTCGATACAAAGGGTTGCCCAGTCTGCCATACGCAATAGTTCTACAATAGAATCTTCCTGAAGTATCCTTTCTTTAACCATAGTAATGGTCGTTGCCATTTAATTGCTCCTTATAAAAAATTTTGGGTTCCCATGTGCTAAGGGCTTGCGAAATTTTGCAGTCGTATCTACTATACTTTTATACTTTTTTCTTGAAAGTTGGAATTTATATGGGTTCCCATGGGGTTTAATCAGGATGAAACTTTCCGTTTGGAGAGTGAATCTTGCAAGTAGGCCCACCAGGACACAACAGTTGTTCACCTTCGTCGTTCCAAGGAACACCTTCTGTCATACCTACTTCAGGATCCTTAATGGGGGTAATATGATGAAAAGTTTCTAGATGTAGGTCCCAAGCATCACGCATAGCTTCCTGAGTATCATAGAAACTCCAATCGTCCGTCACTTCTAATAATTTCTGACATGTGGGTCTCCCATCAAGCCACGAAAATAGTTGAACCAGGACGAGCCGAGGGGGTAGATAGTCTAAGACATGCCCCTGGTAGGTGATATCCCCATTTTCTTTATAGGTGTGGAACCACCTATCCCTTACCATTGTTCCTTGTTCTAGATTTTGCATCCTATACCTTCCTTTATTTAATTACTTTTATTCCCGTTCAGTACAATCACATTCTATTTTTCCGCAATCGCAAGCTGAGACACTTGCCAGGGCAATGGCTACTCGACGTTGTAGATCATATGCTTGACGTTCCATAGGATGAGCAGCAGGGGGTTTTCGTATATAGAATGGTAGTAATACTAGATAGACTACGTACCAAGGGATTACGCCCCATCTTAGAGCTTGTTTCCAGTGGAAGTATTCATGCTCTTTTAATGGTTGATTTTCGGATGCTTCTTTACTTCTGTAAAAAATAAAGGGCCATAATGTTATGGCAGTACTTGCTGGCGGAACTACCCAAGGACAAATTCGTTCTATGGGTTTAACTATATTCATCGTTTAATGACCTCTTAAAATCCTAAAAAAAATTTTCGAATTTTCAATTCATTCTGATCTGATGGTACTCTTAGGATCCGTAATTCATTTCTCTAGCTACGGCACACTCCAGCTCCCCAATTCATTCGCTCAACTTGGTACTTTCATCTTGTTTGATTCACTCTTCCATCTTGGTACGATCCACTTCAAAAGGTTCATTCTGGACTTATGTTACTGTCCGGTTATTTAATTCGTTCCTTTTCTATGTCACTTTCGGTTGAACTAACTCATTCAAGTTACGTGGTACTTTCTAGCTATCTAATTCATTCCAATCGAGTGATACTCTCCATACCTATAATTCATTCAACCTCTCTGATACCTTCAGAATTGATACTTCATTCTATATTAATGGTACTCACTTCATTGATGGTTGATTCATTCTAAATGAATGGTATTACCACGGTAAAAAATTATGCCCAAACCTTTGATATCTGTTGATTAGGTATAAAAATCTGACACATTTGGGCCTGTTTTTCGATCCCAGCAGCGCAAACAATATCCATTTCCTAGAAGTTTAACTTGCTTACATTTTTTACAGGGACCCTCGGATTCCTTTGGCATTGAATGTTCTGGTAATTGTCGTGTAGCATACGGATTTTCCCGTTTTTTATTAGGCATTTTAGTTAGGGATTATCCAAGGTACTTTTTTACCGCCAAAATAGGGCCGTGCATGTCCTTCTTCAATGAGCCTGGTATTACAGTTAATCTCATTGCCTTCCTTGTCAATCGTGATGACATCTGCAAGAATTCGACCGAATTTACCTTTACCCTCTTTAGAAGTTGCAAGCCTTATTTTCTTCCCTTTAAGCAATTCCTTGAGCCGAGCCTTACTGGCTAGACCTAACGCTTTCTCTGCTAAATTTCTTGTTCTTGATTCAGGGGTGTCAATCCCTAGCATTCGGACTCGTGCAGAGTGGTGGATGTCAAATCCTAGGTCTATAGTCACATCAATCGTATCTCCATCTACGACTCTCTCTAGTTTACAAAAATATTCAAACATCTATTCTCCTCCAATTTTACTAAAAGAATTTCTATGCATTTAACGATGCCCATTCGTTAATTTCTTGTATGTCCACCAGAATATGAGCAGTTTCCAGTATCTCTAGAACATTATCCTGTGGATACCAAACTGGGGCCACTATGCGATTAATATTGCTATTTGCGAGCACTTTGGCACAATTGAAACACGGTGTTACAGTTAAATATGCCGTTAGTATGTCAGTGGACTGCAATTGAATCATGGCATTCATTTCAGCGTGGACAGCCCAACAATCATCTAATTGTGTTCCAGATTTTGCAGTTGCTCCCGCACAGGGGTTGTCTAGACAGTGCGTAAATCCTTTCGGCACACCATTATACCCTGTAGCAACGACATAATTATTTGAATCTACTAAAATACATCCAACCTGTCGTCTCTTGCACGTGCTACGTAATGACACCAGTCGTGCCATATTTAAAAAATAATTATCTATCGTAATACGATTATTTTCCATTATTACGATCCTGCATTGATTTTAAGATAGCTGAAGGGGTAACAGCCCCGCCGTAACGACCTATATTAATATTTTTATGCTTTATATATTCTCCATCCTCAAAGATAATCATATCTTCATCAGCAAGGCGAATATATCCTCGTTTATTTTCTAGCATCCATTTTCCACTGAGTAGTTGTTTGCGGATTACTGTCTCTTTATGCCAACATGATTCCCCATTATTGTTAGTGCATGATATTTCGCAACCGCCACGTAGAAAAGCCATAGTGCCTCCTTAAAATTTTAGATATTTGAATAACGCATTACCGATAGTTTTACCCAGTTGTATGGGGACTGCATTACCTATTTGACGATACTTAGATGTGGTAGTACCTGAGAAAGACCAATCGTCTGGAAAACCTTGAATACGAGCATATTCTTGGACACTCAACGGCCTAACCTCTTCAGGATGGCAAAAACCAGTAGCCTTTTGAGTAGGGGTAGTAGTCAATGTAGGTGAATATTTATTATATGATAATCTTCGCCAGTACCCTACATTTCCACCTCTAGAAGGATCGGCGTTACCCATAATTTGATTCTTAAAATCCTCATCTACAAAAGAACGCCAATTACCGCCTGGTGGCACCAATTTAAAGACTTCCGATTGCTTGGTAGAATAGGGAGTGTATTCAGGCTCACCATCTAACCCTGTTAAAGCATCAGATAGTGTCAATTCTGAGTTTGTAGGTTCCGCCAGCTGTTCAATGGGCAGGATAGTGGGCCAACAGCCAAATTGATGGTCTCGGCTTCCTATCATAATGAAACGTATTCTATGTTGGGCTACGTTATAGTTGTACGCATTTAATAGCCCAGCAGTCAATTCATATCCCATCATTTGAAAGGTTGGATAAATTATTGATTTCAATACGCTACCAGGCTCGCCGTCAGGAACAGATGCGGATACTAAACCTCTGACATTTTCCATAATAAAAAATTTAGGATTTAATTCTTTAATGATATTGGCATAATTAAAAAATAACTTACCTCGTTCATCATTTAGTCCTAAACGTTTACCCGCAGTACTAAATGGTTGGCATGGTGGCCCGCCTGAAATTAAATCCAGGTCTCTACCATCCTGTAATTTATTCCATTTAAATTCTTCTATATCGAATGATGTGACATCAGGATAAATAGTGGAGTGGGGCATATTCTGTTGTAATGTTTTTTGACAGTCTTTATTGTTTTCTACGAAGGCGATGGTATTCCATCCTGCCATTTTAAGACCTATATCTAAGCCCCCAGCACCACTAAAAAGCGATAAATGGGTATTTATCATGGTTTCCATTGATTTTGTTTAACTACACGTGCAATGGCTCCATATACGCTCAAATCTTGCCATGTATCCATTATGGATTCATTAGCAGGAGTATCTCCACGTTTGTTTAAGTTAATTAAACGTTCTAATTTATCGTTAGTTCGTACCAGCACACCATATTCGCCAAACTTGGCTATATTGCCGGGGCCATAATCATGCTGCTTCTTGTCAAATAATTGGATATCTCCTAGCATGGTTGAGATAATGACTCTAGTTTGCTCTTCTCGGCATCCTAGTGTGTCGTAAATATGACATGCCAACTCTTCTAATTTAGCGATGTTATTGATTTCTTTGACCGTGCGTTGCCCTTCAGATTTAACGGCCTGCGTTCCTTTGCTAGTATTAAGGTTTTTTCCGATTGTAGCCATTTCTACTCCGATGCTAAATATTTTTTAAGGGTTTCCAAGTCTCGTAAGACGTGCATGGTCTGATGCTGCTCAAGATATAAAGCTAAATCAGCAGAATACTTGGCTAGCACAGGCTCTTCGTTACCACGAATATCGTCTTCGGGAGCTTCAGGGTTGAAAAAGTGCATGGCCTCATGAATCAACACGTCTAATGAATAAGGAGGATGCAAAATCATAAGTCCAAGTTCTGGTACCGATGTCCCGAACTTTACATCTTCAACAATTCTATAGGGTGAGGGTGTATCGGTAGTGGCTTGTAGCCCTGCTGGCCAAAACTCTGACCCGTCTGTTCGTTGTACGCCTGGCACAACCATAACCAGCCGTAGCCCAGCATCATATAAATCTCGTGCTAGACCTGGAGATTCGGCTATCCAGTTTCGAGTTAGTGCGTTCCAGTTATCTTCAGCTGGGGCGGGGGCGCAGTACAGACGAATAGATTTACCTTTTTCAATATTGATGTTGTTAAATACGCCTGACATTTAAGAGACCTCACTTTTTAGTAGTAAGGCTATTCTACCATAAATTGAGGGCTGTTGTCAATAGTTAGAGTTCTAGGAAATTAATTTTTTAGCTTCAATAGCTAGTTGGCTTATAACGTACCCTTCATTAATAAGCAAATGCTCCACTTGATTGACAGTATGTGATACTTGTCTTATCAATAATTCTTCTATAGCTTTGCTTAGGGCCGATGGAAAATATAATGTTTCTACGTATTCAGTGGCTTGATTCACCACATGATCTCTGTATTGGCCCGCTAGCAAACTAAAGAGAGAATCCATGATGTATAACTCCTATGGCATAAGCCCTATTTCTTTTTTATACTCTGTCAAATCCATCATATGGATATGAGACCCTGGGTGTGCCTCCATAGCCTGTTGGTAATCTTTATATACAGGCAAATAACCTACTATCCCATATGAATCAAAGACTCTTATGGTTAGTGGTCCCGATTGGTGGTTTTGTGGATCGTCAGTAGGATTTTGAATGGGTTTCAATACTAAGCATACTTGGTCTGGTAAATCTTTTACTGGCATATGATTATAATCGTATACTGGCATTTTTCCGTCCTAAAGTCCTCCATAATGTCCTAACCATCCTAAAGAATGTCTTCAGTTTCGATTATAAGTATTCTTTATAATATACCATATTAATTATTTTTGTTATATGACATTTCAGAACGTTGACGCCAATGATAGTCTGAGTCAACTGAGTTAGCGAATAATCGTTCTGATCCACAACGTAGGCAATATCCATTACTATGCGGCCCATTAGAAGAATCGATTTTCCAGTGATGAACGCAAGTGTCCGGGTTTTCTAGGACTGGTTCGATGCTTTCTGTCTGTTGCATAATTATTAGATGTTTTTGACTTTCTTCATGTCTTGCTCTATCTCTTACCCTAGAGAGCGTGACCCCACATTTACATAGAAACGCCTTACCTTCCATCTATATTAAGCTTACTCCTTATGATAATCTAATGAATCTTTTTATTAGTTCTTGAGTTTAAAGGAATGTTTGGCCTCTAAGATTACACATTGTCTGCATAATCGAATACTTCCTTCTATATTACCGGTCTTTTTGAGTGCCCAACGTTTTTCTTCACACGCAGGACACATTACCCACGTATATCGTGTACGTCCTACCTTACCGATCTCATAGCCCATCTTGACATCGCCAAGATTAAAATCCATATAGATTACATCTCCTAATAGTTATAGTCTGCTTTAATTATACTACTTTTTATTTTATTTACGAAGCCAAGTCACAATTCGCCCGCACCGATCTTCAGGCTTTTCTAAGGTAAAACCTACTCCTTTATTATTTTCAGTAGATAGACAAACGGCAAACCAAATATTTTCCATGCATCTTTTACGTAGAGGGTGGTAGCAATACACTTGTGCTGTACTGTTCATAAGTTCTAAACATTTTTGGCATACTTCATGATTTTCTAATACACCTGTAGCACAGCGCATAGACTTATGTATATACGGGCCAAGAGCTAATTGGCCTTCCTGTTCAATAAGATTAGCAGCTTGGTCAAATGTTAGAACATCTCCATTGCTAAACCCTATGGTTTTATTTTGAAACGCATCACTCATTAATCAATCCAGCTTCGACGATCTACAGTAGATTCACGAGCTGATTGAACTATCTGATACGCTTCATCTAAAGTTTTTCCTTGGTATTTATGCAGGTACCACACCACAGTTAACGGGCTACGTTCCATGCCCATGGCGCAATGTACTACGATTTTAGCGGTATCCGACTCGGTAATCATTTTATTGATTAAGGCAGCTAGGCCATCCAAGGTGTCACGTACTGGACCTTTGTTGGGATTTACGTCGGCTTGAATTTGAGCACTAGATGTTATTTCCCCAGCAACATTTATAACGACGTATCCTTTGATTACTGCCTCATCACATCCTTCATAGTCAGTAATACCGATTCTATCAGTGGCCCAATGGATATCATCAATATTGAATTCATCGGATACTGGTCGTCCAACTAGATGTTTAAGGCTCTTAAAACGAGATACAGACGGCTCAAACGTAAATCTATTGACGGGATTATTCATTAGATACACGTGCTAAGGCATTTTCAACGTTATCTAATACATTCATGATTTTAGTCATTAATTCATCTCGTTGCTTCTTAGTTACTCGTTGGCTAGAGTTAGTTGTAGTAATGAAATGTTTTAAATCTGTAATCTCATTACACACATTAGTTATGATTACCTTCCTGTACGGATCTGATGTTTTAGAAGCATTATCATTGGTTTTGCGGAATAGATCTTGGAGAATAGACATTCGTATACCTTCCTTTATTTTTGTGCTACTTGTTCAGATTTTTTTAACCATGCCTGAGCATTGACAAAATCAACCATTTCCCAAAATTGGTTATCTTTGTCTGGTTGTGGTAAGTCATATGTATATGTAAAACATTTATCATCATGCCCCGGTATGACACAAAAAGTAGGATTCCACTTTGTGTCATACCAGTCTTCTAAGCGTTGCGATGCTTTTTTATGAGAGCGTCCCATTCCCCATAAAATTAACGTCACCATTAATAAAGCCCATGCCAATATGCTCATTACTTCACCGTATGCGAATAGTCAGAGTCAGTGGTAGATTTTAGTGATTCTTGCCATGCTGACGCAGATGTTTCAATAGTATTTTTAGTTTCTTGAGTTATTACAGGCGTCTTTGTTTGAAAGATATTTTTAAAGCTGTCAATATCGGTTCTAGGGTCTGTGATGTTTGTTAACGGATATAGACGTGTGCAGTGCAGATATAATGGCCCCACCTTACGACCTACAAAAGCATTAGCATAGAGATTGACCGCACCCCATATAACTCGTCCTACGCCAATTGCCATCTTTGATAAGACATTATGCCTGATTGGCATATTTGGTATGTACCTAATCGAAGTGTTACTAGGCATATTGGCTGAAGCCAAACCAAAGGTAGCATACGGATGGGTCTCAAAGAACCCTTCATTAATTAGAGCATTTTGAATTTGGGACTCTAGAACAGGAATTTCATCATAAGCTAAAGGCATGCTACAAAAAATCATGCTTCTAGTGTTATCGCTATGGTCGTTATATTTAGCTAAATCAAATCGATTTTGCATAGTATCTTTGGCAGCTCTAATACCAAGTAAGCCTAATTCATCTGATTTACCACGTATTAGACGTGTTCGTCTAAATGGAGGTAGAAGGTTCCAGGATTTTTTAACTGGCAATCGGTAAGCGTTAATGCTACTCATACCTAACCATGAGCTTCGATTGACTCTAGTTAAGCTAGATACTACGTCAGTTAGCGTAGGACCACTTTGAGCACCTGACTGCGATACTGCTTCAATCGTAGCCAATGAACAAGCTAATTTATGGTCTGTAAGGAACTGGTCGCCCATGCGATCGTCAGTAACTAAGAATTTTTCATTGGGAAGAAGTTCCATAAACTCATCCCATATATCACGCATCTGGTCATGCAATGTAGGGTCTCGTGGTATATCCAATATAATTAGACTATGTGCTTGGGGAAAACGGTCACGAAGGCGGTTATGTAGATGTGCGCCTAGTAGAGAATGTGAGCCAAACCCCATAAAATGTATGATTAATTGAGGAGGCGTCCCTAGTTGCTCAGATCTTTCGCCTACCTCATTAACGACATTATCCTGTTCTTGAAATAATGATCCAGCATAAGGTATATACCCATGTGGGTCCCTATGGAACCCTGTATCAGTAGGTATAAATTGCGGCAGGAATATCTCTGTGCCTAAGGACGATTTCATATTTCGTCCTTTAGCGGTGATGCGTCGGTTAGTGTCATTGTTGATGTCATACAATATGGCACTTTGCACTCTATCCAGACACCCAACATCGCCTAATCGTTCCATAGTGCCCCATGCTCGATTCACTTGTGCGGTACCGCTACCGCACAGCATTAAGGGCATGGATACATTAGTTAACCAGTCTCCATCCAAACTTTCATGGACAGATAATCTATTTGACCTTATCTTGAATTTATTAGCCATAATTGATTACTCCTAATAATTTTGACCTTTTCTTAGTATATTTTTCTTTCCTATTAATTCATTCACGGCTTTCGGTGCTCTCTGGTCCAGTGATTCATTCGTCCCTAATGGTGCTCTTAACTCCATTAATTCATTGTGCCTGTCCAGCAGAACTTTGCTGGACAGGCATGGCAGCCAGTGGGTATCTTAGCAATCACACTTGAATTTGCCGTCCACTGCTGGGAAATGTGGAGGCTTGATGTGGTGAGTATGCCCCCCAATTTCAATGATATATGGCTTTGGTGGCGGAGTGCCGTAATGCAGCTCATATGCAACGTGATGCCAGTGGGCCAAGAAAATCTTACCAGCATACCTAGTAGCACGATTATGAATATGTCCAGGGGGTAGGAATCCTTTAGAGTTATACTTGTACGCTTCAGTGGACTTGTCTACTTTAGTCATATTTTCATATGCTATATCAGCATACAGGCCAGCTTCATTACGCTGTATTTCTAGGAGCTTACGGTCAGCGTACATTTTGCCATAAATATCTGGCCCGTTAAACTTGGTAGTCTTTCCAGCTCGTTTTACAAATTGATCCCGTGCCTTCCATACTAATTGCTTTAACGAAGCATTATAAGGTCGCTTGGCTAGAACCTTAATCAGACCGCCTTTAGTTACAACAGAATCAGTGACTTCTTCTTCTTGTGCTTCTCGGTCTTCTTCGGTTAGTTCTTCTCCAGCAGCGGCCTTCTCTGCTAGTCTACGTTTGGCGTCAGCAGCAGCTGCTAAAACCTGTCGCTTGAGATTATCGGCACGTCGATTAGTAGCATTAGCTATCTGAGCAAGTTGCTCGTCAGTAACTTCAGTCTTAGCGGCACGTTGCTTGACGACAGCATTAACAGCTGCCTCAGCCTTCACTCGGCCCAGCCACTCTGAAGTGGGATCCATCCCAGCAAAACGCCAGATATGTCCTGCTGTAGGAGCACGAGTAATATCAATTTCTGACATTAATCCAGCTGAGATTACTGGCCCAATTCCAGGTATGGATTCAGCCCAGTTACCGATACCATTGTTAGCGGAAAAAGCCGTTAATATCTTTTGGATATTATTCTCAGTAGCCGTTAGTCCTGCCAGAATAAATGAGAGCATGGATATGGACTCACCGGACTTCTCTAATGCCTTGTAACGATTGTTAACCTGAAGTCGGGCTTTCTGTATGCCGTAATAAGAGGAGACGATAAACCGAGTCTCTATCCGTGACATATTGACTGGGTCAAATCCAATCTTTTCTAGTGCGTCTTGACGAAAACGATTGATTACGTCTAGATGCCAAGGCTCATCGCCTTCTTCTTCGAAATCTAAGAGATCATTAATTTTTTTGACCATGTTACTGTCGTACCTTCCTAAAATATTAAATTTGATTATTTGGTTCGTTCAACAACGATCATCGCTCCTTATTGGACTACGTTCTAGACTTTGAACTTGATGACAGCATAGCACTTTGAAAGTTCGAAGTCAATAGGTAATTTTTCATTAGGTGTTTGGGTTTGATTCCTCGAAATTATTGTACACCGCACGATGACGACATAGCGGGCATAGCCATATAATATTTAATGGCCCATCATAGCTCATGTGTATGGCTTGGGCTTTAGTTGAATCGCAGTTAGCGCATGGCTGTTTAATTAAGGTACCATCCTTTAATCCTTTATGTACTTTATAGTAAGCTTTGGTACGTTCAGGATATTTTTGTCCTATAGTCTTAGTTGCTAGTGAGTGTCTGAGTTTACCATCATCAGTCTTATGATACTCTCGTTGCCACGTAGCTCTACAGTCTAAGCATCGTCTTTCAAATCCTGAAGAGTACTGAGTACTTTTTGCAAACTGTTCTAGAGGTTTGATTTTTAAACAAAGTCTGCATTCATAAGATTGGCCTGGGACACGATAGGAGCCAACTTTAGCGTGTGCTCTACAGAAGTTAGAATTACGACTTATTGGTATGCTACAAGAGTTACATATATTATTTTTTTTAGGGCCACGTTTATGTCTAGTCTCGCCCAAAGATTCCAATATATTACAGATTTGTTGCCTAGACACTCCACATTTACGTCCTAATTCGCCGGTGTTAAGACGGCCTTGTGGATGGTCTGCCAAAAATTGAATTAGCTGACTTCTGGTGTTGGTGGTCATATAATTCCCTTACGATTAAATTTAATGTAGTAACTATTATCATACCAAATTCAATTACCTATTGCAAGAGGACAGAGGGTCTATTTAACAGTGGATATGGACTATCTTCTAAACGTAGAGCTTCTATTATAATATTATCAAGTGCGTTATGGACTGGTATATATATATTATAGACATACTATTAAATAATAGAAGATATACATATATTAATAAGACTAATTAAGCTATAATATAAAAATATTATAAGAGGTAATAAATATGGATGAGAAGGTTAAACCAGAAACTTTTTTTAAAATATCTGAAGATTTAGACGGTAGTATAGATTTTGAGTGTTGTCCCCAATGTGGTTCATTAGGAATAGTTCATTTTGAGGATTCTACTACTGGGTCTGGTGCATCTCATAGGTGTTTAAAATGTGATTGGTCTTGGGACGGATGTACCTTCAGTAACGGTAAAACTGCACAAGAAAGATTAAATGATATTCGTATGGATTAAGTCTTGACTTAGGTTCTTCACTATGATATGATGTTTATGTAATCAAAATTTAAAGATTTAATGAAGGTTAAAGAATGAAATTTCAAGAAGATCTGACTGCTTATATTCGTGCCGGGTACCCCCTCCTCTATGTCTCAGCCCTTGAGCCAGAACGAGCTATAACTTCTATAGAAAAGGCTTGTGATTCCATTAATGGTGGATTGTCATGTCACATATGGAAGGTCACTACTGGTTGGGATGGGACTAATTCAGGCGATGATCCAGATGAGATTTTTGACTATATCGATAAGAAGCAACCACATAACGCTGTTTCTATTCTATGCAATTACCATGCATATTTAGGGGAAAATCCTAATCCTGTTCTAATACAGCGTTTCATGGATTCTTATTTCCGTTGGAAGACCCAAGACAATCATCGTACTGTCATTATCTTATCTCCGATGTATAAGTTAGCTCCAGAGCTGGAACGGTTTTTCCAAACTTTGACCTATACATTGCCAGATGTGGCTCAAATTGAGGCCATTGTTGATGGGATTGCTGATGGGTACAAAGATTTGTTTACGTGGTCTTCAGAGAAGCATCGTGGTCGAGTTATAGCTAATGCTGCCGGTATGACAGAAGATGAAGTTGAATCTGCTTTAGCATTATCCGTAGTAAAAACCAAGATGTCTACTGGCGAGCCTTCAATTGATGCTGACGTAGTGATGGAAGAAAAAGCTAAGATCTTAGCTAAGTCAGGCTTCTTGGAGTACTGGCCTTACCCTGAGGATTTATCTTCGGTAGGTGGGTTGGGAAACCTTAAATCTTGGCTTTCTGAGCGTGAAAAGGCTGTTTTCTCTCCTGCTGCTAAGGAGTTTGGATTACCTCATCCAAAGGGTTTATTTTTGTTGGGACTACCTGGCACAGGTAAATCTTTGTCAGCTAAGTGTCTCTCTAAGGAATGGGGCTTACCCTTGATTCGGTTCGATATGGGTAAGGTTTTTGGGTCACTTGTTGGTGAGTCTGAAGGGAAGATGCGTATGGTGTTGGATCAGATTGAATCGTTAGCACCAGCCGCTGTGTGGATTGATGAAATTGAAAAGGGTATGGCAGGTGCGGAGTCTTCAGGCACGTTAGATTCAGGTGTAACGAAGCGAGTCTTTGGTCAGCTTTTAACTTGGATGGAAGAGCGTCCGAAAGATAAATTGATTTATATCATTGCTACTGCTAACGAGGCGTTATCGCTACCTGCTGCGTTGTTACGGCGATTTGATGCCCTATTTTGGGTAGATTTGCCCACTGAGACAGATCGTCGGGAGATTCTTCGCATACATCTAAATAAGAAGAATCAGATGTCTGATGAGGTTGAAGATGCCATGCCACGTTTAGGAGAGGTAACCAAAGGATTTTCGGGTGCTGAGATAGAAAACGTAGTTAATTCAGCAATGTTTAAGGCTTTCAATGAGGGAGTTAAGAAGGTTACTCCTACTCATTTGGAAGAGGCATCGTTGACTATAACTCCTATTGCTAAATTGCGCCGTGAGGATATTGAAATGTCTCGTATGTGGGCAAAAGAACGGTGTCAGTTTGCGCAAGATGAAGAACCAGTTAACCTAGAGAATTTGCACCAAGATCGAGTTCGAATGATTCAATCTCGTTCCATCAATTTAAATTAAGGTCTTGACAAAGTACTTCAATATGTGGTAAAATAGATTTATATTAAAGGTAGGTGTCATAATGGTTTATACAGAGGAAGGTCGTAATACGGTGGTTAATAATCAATTGGGAACTTTATTTGGTTCAACGGTAAATGGCCGCTTAGCGGGTCCAGATTCGTCTATAGATGCGCCAGTACAGGGACGTACTCAAGGCTTGTGGCGTAAGGGTGTTCTCGTTCAAATTCAGGGTGGTGTGTGGTCGATGGAAACTCGCTTGACTGCCGATGATTTGAACATTGGTATTAGCCAAATACCTGGTTTTGCGACTCTTGGGAAGAAACGTCTTTTAGATGCTAAGCATAAGAATCAGTTTCTTAATGTTATAGGTAAGGCTCGTTCAGCAGCAGAACGTTTGGGGTTTAATTTTGTCCTCACTGGCTCCTATTTTGTGCCTTTTGGCAACTTTGAACGGCTAAAGGAAGTAATCACTGAACAACAAGTTGGCTTCTATCGTTTAGCTGATCGGTTCATTGAAAACTACACTGAGCGTCGAGCTGAATATCTAGAGAAATACTCAGAATATTGGGAAAAATTAGATCCTTTTTATCCAGCTCCCGAAGTGGTTCGTAGTTACTTTAAATTCAATGCAATCTATTATGTTGCGTCCATGTCTGGAATAGTATCAGAGGTAGGAAATGCTGATGATATGTACTTAAATTGGGCTGTAGATGCAATGAACTCTTTACGTTCTGAGTCACGTGAGGTGGCTGGTGCGGTGGAAAAAGCCGTGGACGATGGAACTTTGGATGGTCGTACTATGCGTCGAGTACAGACCCTAATTGACCGTCTTCAGAATATGGATATGCTGGAAGATACTACCTTACGTGGAGCTGCGTTGGCGTTGGCTGCTGACGCTTCTATGGATACGGCTACAGCACTTAAAAATGCTGCTACTGACGTTGAAATAGGCTCTGTACGTGCTATTTTGTTGGATTAGACATGATTTTTTATCATTATACATGTATAGAACATATTGAGAAAATCTTCTCGGATGGTTTTCTCAAGGTTAGTGAAGCTAATATTTCTCCGATTGAGGCACGTATTCAACCTGACGTAGTTTGGCTTTTTAAAAAGCCATGGGTAGGCCGAGTTCCTCAAATGTTGTCTGGAGTAACTCCTGGTACCGATAAAACTCGTATCTGTATCAAAGTAGATGTTCCAATGGAAGAAGTTCAGCGAGCTGATAAATTTTGGAAAAAATTGAATACTCCTGAATGGTGGATTAAAGCTTTAGAGGAAGGTGGCGGTAAGACTAGTTCTAAAGACTGGTATGTAATAACTCGAAATATACCATCTACTGAATGGATAGACGTTAGAGATAGGTATTCGAATCAAAAAATTAAAGTAGGTTAAATAGAATGAAAGTTTTAGCTCAGATAGAATCCGATGCTACCCCTCGGCAATACCAGATACGAGTAGGTGATGATTTTCGAACCTATTGTACTTGTCCAGCTTGGCGATTTTCTAAATCTAGTCCTAAGGCGTGTAAACATTTGGTTCGGTTTATGTGTGGTGATTTTGATTTTATGGGAGATGCGCCTGTAAATCGTTATTTAGACTCTGAAGTTTCGAATGATGATTTTTCTTTACGTGCCATATTATTAGACTAATATATTGACTTAAACATTTATTTATGTTATACTGATAGCATCAAAGAGGAAGAGGTAAAAATATGCCTTGTTATGTTACATATCGTATTCAATGGTCTGAAACGGGAACTATCTTAAAAGCTTCTGAGTTGTCTTTGTTCCAAGAGATTGCTGACGAGCTTCGTCTCTCTTATAAGCTGGAAAAGCTGCCAGATTTGTCTTATAAAGTTCTGACTAAAGGCACTTCTATTAAATCAGCCGTTGAAAAGTTAAAGGCTAAACAGATTCAAAAAGAAGCTCGAAAACGCTATAACATGGTCACAAAGACCATTAATAAAGTAAAGGTTGGCAATTAATATGGAAAAGTTTTTGTTAACAGACGGTAAAAAAGAGGTTGAAGTTGTCATTGATGGGGAAGAAATCACCTTTGAGCTAATCAAAGGGTTTCCAGCTGGGGCCAAGTCTGAAGATTTTGCTGATGCTTTAATGAAAGATATCGCTATTAAGGATAAGGTTTCTCATAAACCTCATATACATACTCCAGAGGGCCAAGTTATTTATACAGGTTAAAAATACATATACTGAACGGTAATTCGCTTTCTTTGATTTAGGATTAAATTTATGGTAATTAGCCAAGGAAACTTATATAACAAATATAGACCTACATGTTTTTCAGAGATTGTCGGTCAAGATGTAGCTACAACCGTACTTAAAAACGCTATTCGTAAAAATAGAGTGGCTAGCTCCTATTTATTTAGAGGATATAAGGGCAGTGGAAAGACTTCCACTGCCCGAATTCTTTGTAGGGGAGCTAATTGTTCTTCTTTTGCAAATATAGGTGATTTATGTGGTACTTGTGATGGATGCACCAAGGCTTTGCAAGATGCCCTAGAGATTGATGCTGCATCAAATCGTGGGGTAGCTGATGTAGAAGAATTGATACAAACTTTACAGTATAGACCTAAGTTTGTTGGGTTGAAGTTTATAATTATTGATGAAGCGCACCAACTTACGTCAGCTGCCTTGAATGCTTTATTAAAGATTGTAGAAGAACCGCCCAAACACATACATTTTATTTTTTGCACGACTAAAATACGGTCTGTCCCCACCACTGACACTGAAAAAGCTTTTGAGACGTTAGCATCTAGGTGTCAAGTATTTGATTTCACTAGAATCTCTTCAAAGAATGTCCTTGTTAAATTACGTTATATTTGCGAGATAGAAGGATGCGATGTAAGTGATGATGTTTTAATGAGCATTGTGGGACGCTCTGATGGCTCTCTTCGTGACGCTGAGAATTTATTGGATAGCGTTCTACTGTTATACGATACTAATTCATCTGATAATGTGATAAAGCTACTTTATGGAGATATTGAGTTTCAATCGGTTGAATTCTTGCGTGAGTGTGCTCTTCACACTATTAAAGATGGGTTGACATCAGCAGCCATACTTTGGGATGCTGGTTACGCTCCTGGCGAAATAGCAGAAAATGTTTTAAAATTTATATTGGATATAATTAGCCTAAAAGCTGGATTGACAGTTTATCGCCAGTCTGGTATTGTTACAGTACTCAAAGAAATTTCCGAAAATATGGAACAAAGTCGGTTGACTCAAATAGCCGTAGCTTTTAACAATTTGAAGAATTCAAATAAAGATACGGCTTTGGCTTTGGAGCTGGCTGTATGTGATTCTTTCCCAAATTATTTTGTGGAAGATTTACCGATATCAATGGCCAATGATTCCTTTGAAATACTTAGTCCTAATGCGAAAGTATGGTAATTTCTAAAAACGATACTAACAGTAAATTTGAGTTTATTACTATTGATTCTCGTGCAGATTGGAGAAAGTGGTTTAATTCGTTAGATAATAAAACTTATATTATTCGTCATGATCCTGAGGTATGGCATCGTATTGGCCCGCCCCATTCTTGTATTTTATATAGACGAATTAATGCAAAGATGAATAGTTGGGGCAATGCGTCAAAGTTAGTGAGGCATGATTCTAAGAAGCAACTATGGGCCACAATCAAATTGCCAAATCACTTTTGTTTGGGATGTGGTAAGCACATTCGTCTCAATAAAGTAAGGTGTTGGCCGTGTGTCGTAAGGGAGGCTTTAGCGAAGCGTCCATTTTTTGATGACTATATAATTGAAGATGCAGTTTTGACTTCGCAAGAATTTGAAAAATGTTATAGGCTGCTAAAATTTTTAAAGCCTGGTCACAAATTAAGGATTACTCACCTTAATTGTCCTACTCTTGGACGATGTGACCATATAAAATGGTATTTACGTAACCACAACCAAAGATTAGCCCCATTTAAAACTAAGACAATTAACGATACGATTCAGATAGTCAAGATTGATGCATGAGATGTATAATTTGTGATGAGTGGTCTCCACATACCATAGAATGTGACTTTTGTGATAATCCTGTTTGTGAGGATTGTTTGATGGATGGGGATTTCGATGCAATATTCTGCTCTGAAGAGTGTCTAGAAGAGACATTATCCAAGTGATGCGCCTTCAGAGTAAAGATGCTATATGTGAGTTAGTTTATGCTCGCTAGGGGAGAATGGGAAGGTAAGTATGATAAGGCTGTATCCAGTCTTGTCAGGGAAACTTTGACTATTTCTGAAGGTTTTTTTCTAGAGGCACCTCAACGAGTAGCCTTGAGGCGTCTTTTTCGGAAGTCCATCTATGGAATTATGGACGGTTTAAAGGAAGATCTTCAAAGTGAATTTCCAATATTGGAGGATGATGATGCCAGACTTTAAGGGACGAAAAGATTTTCCTGAAGTAGCTGACGATAAAATCAAGATTGGTGACTATAGAGGGTCAAATCGAATGGCGGTAGTGAATATCTATACGCCAAAAGAAGAGCCTGAATTGCTGGATAGAGTCATGGAAACTGTAAAGGGTCCAGCTGCTAATGATTATGATTCTAGAATTTTATCGCAACAGCCAGTTATTGTCTTATCGGATGATGTATCAGAAGAGGAAACTCTTATAAAATCTATTAATGGTTGGTTAGGAAGTAAGTAATGCCTTCTAAGTCAGAAAAACAACGCCGTTTTATGGGGGCTGAGTTGGGACGATTGAGGTCTGGCAAGAAAACAGAAACGGGTATGTCTGAAAGAAAGATTAGTGATTTTGCCTCTAAGTCTATGACTTCAGAAGTTTCTGTTTTGGAATTGATTGGTGATTATCTATATAAGAATGAAGGTCTGTGCCGTCGATGTGGTAAGCCGAGGAGTGTCGGCAAACACTCGGAGATAGGAAAAGCGGGTGCAGGTGCTTGAGGATAGTTAACGTCATCCGTGTAGATGATATTAACGGAGGCTAAATGGTCTTAGATAATCAAGATTGGCAACTTCCTCTAGTTGAATTTATTAAAGTCAATGAAGAGGAGTTACTACTTTTAGACTGGGTAGTCGGGTCGGCCTCTGGATTGATCCCAGGTGCCACTTTAGATGAATTGATGTCTAACTGGTCTTCTTTGAGATTTGATGTTTGGCAACGTATAAATGAATTAAAACAATTACCGTCTGTGAGTTCTGGGCCATCTGGGAGTGTATGTTCATTAAATATGGACGAGTTTATGGCTCGAATTTTATTGGCGGTTGTCCCTACTACTTTCCGATGGGGAACTGGATCGGATTGTGGTTATTCGATAAAGATGAAACTGTGTAGATTTTTACTTGGAGAAAAAGATGATGACGACCAAGCCCAAGCCGATAGTAACGCCACGAACCAGACCCCAGACGGATCCGTCTCCTAAACCTAATTTTGAGCCTTCTCGGTGGTGTCCCAGTCAGATTGAGCGTATTGCTCCACACACCCCCGATTAATGAAGCATTCACCGCATAAACCTGGAGTTGAGGTCAGACGTAACTTTTCAGGATATACTGTGTATCAAGAATGTCTGTGGCAAGCTTTTGACGACTTTTATTTTGCAGACGTGGGTGGGTACGGTAATACTCGTATGCCTACTCCTGGTAAGACTATTGAGCCTACGCTGCCACACCAATTAGATTTAAGTGGTTGGAAAGAGCGTGTACTTGGTCAATGGGAGAAAGAGTCGGCACGAGATAAAGCTACTAAAGGTTTAGATGCGCACGAGATTCCTGACCATTTATGGTACTATTTATATGAACGATTTTTAGCTGCGGAACAGTATTTTGAGAGTCATACAAAGGGTCCGAAAACTACTATTCACGTGGGCGGCTATTAATAAATACGGTAGGGGAACGCATGGTTTTATCTAAATTAAGGAAAGAAGTAGGGAAGGTAAAAATGAATGCCACAGTTGAGTCTCAGAGATTAGCAAATGTTAATTGGGTTTTAGAAAATCGTACTGAATTAACTGATAATTATCCAAATAGATGGTTAGCAGTGGAGAATGAGTCTGTTCAAATTGTGGACGTAGAGTTATTTATGGTTTTTAGGATTATGGATCAACGACGTTCATCCCCTGCGACTGTTTTCTATTTGTGTAATGACTATGAAGTTCCAGTTTTATTAACCATGCCACGGGAGGTTTGGCGAAATGACTCAGAGTAATGTAGATACCGATTTTGTTGAGGGCTTACAACTGATTATTGACTCCTTAATGAAGGAGTCTGATTATGATGATTCTACTGAAGTTGAAAAAGCTCTTCCCGCTTTAGCAGCTATTCCTGCTGCTGTTGGAGTTGGTTTGGGTACGGCAGCTAGAGCGGTACCAGCTGCTTTGGGGATGGCCGCTAGAGTGGTAGGATCTGGGGCGGGACAGGCAGTGGGCGAAGTTGGTAGAGCAGTCGGTGGCGTAGCTTCGGGAATAGGAGAGGCAGTAGGAGACTCAGGCAGAGGTGATACAGACGTAGCAACGTTGGCTCCTATTGAATCTGCTGATGATAACGATTTACCAGAAGCGGATCATTGGTGTCCTGATGTAATGGATTGGCACACATCAGACCATAAGCCTGCTAAAGCTCCATCTGTTCATATAAATGTAGACCAAGATAATGGAGATGATCCATATCAGTCTGAGAATTCTGACATTGAAAAGGCTGGCGCATTGGGCAGTATTGCTCGTGCTGCAGCACCTGTAGTTGGTGCCGCAATTGGGGAGAAAATAGCCAATAGAATAAAAAAAGGCGAATACGATCAGAATACGAATCTTCCTCCCGAATTTGGTAAGCGTGAAGAGGGTGATAGCATAGCTGAGCCATTTTTACGTAAAAGAGAGAGTTTGGACGAAGATATAGAAAAGCAAGAGGGAATGGGGGCTGCGCCCCCTATGTCTTCGGCACCGCCTCCATCTATGGGATCTTCAATGACTATGTCTAAGGAATATGATCAATCTCTTGATATATTAAAAATTTGGGCTTCGGTTGATCGTACTTTGCCTAAAGATGATGATTTAACATTGATTGATGATTTAAGTATTTTAAAATCCTTTCGCTTAGATGCTTCTATTAATATTGAATATTTAGTAGAAGGGACGTTGGTTCATAAAATGTTAGTTGATCGCGCTAGTAGGCCCACTAAAGAGTGGTGGGAAGCCGGTATAGCACTAGCGGAAGGCATTGAGAGCATAGAAGAGCCAGCAATTTGCACTGCATTTCTTTATTATGAGCCGGATACTTTTGACATACGAGATTTTCAGAAAGATATTCCGGGAGTGGGTGGTGGGGAGACCCAAGATATACAGAATGTAGGTAGTGCATCTGCTATAGATGGGCTTGGTATGTCGGCTGATGGTCATACTCCTGAGGATAAAGATTGTGACACTTGAAAGAAGAAAGGTGGGTCTTCGAAGTCTTCGAAGAGTGGTGCGGTTGAAAAAGGTGTTATGAGTGGAGGTCTTGCTCCAGGAGAAATTGCTATCGTTGATGGGGATGAAAAGATTGCGGGTGCTGGTGCAACTGATTTAGGCCCAGCTGTGCCTTCTAACCCTCAAGGCGTCAATGAAGTTTCATACGGACGGGCCTCACGACCACCGGGCGCATTACCAGGGAGTGAAAATGCTCCATATATCTGATGTAATATTAGAGATAGATACATTGATGAAAGATATAACTGACATTGATATTGTCGGTTTATATCAAGATAAGGATCATGCGATAGAGCTATCTCATAAAGATGGCATATTTTATGTTCGTTTAGATGGTGCTAATCTTTATGCCGGAAAAGATGGAAGTAAGGCTACTTCCATGTTTTATGATCAAATTGCTCAAATTCATGATGATGCAGATCGTGGAACTGACCCAGATTTTGCAGCTCTACGAGAGATTCTTCAAGCTCGAAACGACCATGTAAAAGATATGTTGGCGGCTATTGGCCATGAGCGTTTAGCTGCTTCTCTTGATGGAATCGAAATGGTTAAAGAATTTAATATGGAATCATTTCAAAATATCATTAAACAGAATATGACGACTTTAGACGTATTAGATTTTGCCAATTACCGTCCTTCTGAGAGGGAAAACGAAGAGTGTCATACTTGTATCTTTTTTGCAGCTGGTGGATTTTGCACGAAGATGGACGTACCGGTCAAAGAAGAGATGGTGTGTGATTGGTTCCGACCATTGCCCATGGCTGAGAAAAATGAGGAGTGGTCCCATGTTTCTCACCAAAAATGGGAAGAGGCAGAACATGAAGAAGAACATGACCATGGCATGGAAGGTGTGCAAAAAGATGTTAGCAAGGACCTAATTTACACCAGTGCCGAAGATAATTTAGAATCCCCTGCTAATTTCAGCACGAGCAGCCGTAAACCTAATGTGATAATGAGGGAATTTACTCCCATTGATGCGTCGGAAGGCTTTCAGATACTAGCTAAAAATGCTAGTGATGAGGGAATAGTTGAAGTACAGCTTATCCAACGTGATGGACATTGGGATGTTATAACCAAACAACGTGATTATTCGGATTTAGGTGATCCATTTCAATCTGTTGGTGAATCTTATATTCCTAAAAAGGTAAAGCTTCGAGAGGATGAGGATAAGGAAGGAGTCGATAAACTTCATGAAGTCCAGGGTATCGAGAAGCAATCTAATGAGGGTGGATTGGGCATAGATGACCCTGAAGCTCTTAATGATGGAACTGCAGCGTCTTCTCAGCATTATCGTAGGATTAAGGAAGACGAAGAGAATCGTAAGTCTTCATTAGCTATGAAAGCATATGCTAATGACCCTAAAGAAGTTCAGAAGCCTATCGATCCTGATGATGATGGGCGAGAAGCACTTTCTAGTGCGGAAACAGGTACAGGTACTCAAGCCTTTTCATCTGGTGCTGTTATAGATATGCCAGATGAAGCTTTAAATAGTAAAGCGTCTGGCGGTACTGGTAGTGAGGGCGTTGAAGGTGGAGGTGATGGAAGCATTACGATGATTGCACCGCCTGATGCGTCAGATCAAGATTTAGAATCTGATTATGATTCTAAATTAAATCCAAAGAATCGTGCTCCAGTTATGAAACAAGATGGTGGTGGCGGAGCTGGCGGTTTTGGTGGTGATGGAGGTGGTGGGGGAACTGCAATGACCGCTGGAGGTAGTTCAGGATCCGATCCAACGCATACTGATACTCATGGCGGTAGAACTGGTCGTGAGAAGAAGTATGATTCTTCTCTTAAACTTAAAGATTCTATGGATGCGGGTTCGTATGAGGGGGTATCACAGCTGCCGTATCCTCAAGATGATGATACTCGTCCAGCTAGAACGGTTGAGCGACATAAGCCTGGTGATTCTGAGGATGAAGAAGGTCGAGCTAGTGATGACGAGCATTCGATTCCAATGCACCAGCAACCTATTGGTGAAGGATATGCAAGTAGTTATGTAATTGCGGAAGAAGAGCAATATAGTCCTACTACAATGAGTGAAAGACCTGAGCATGAGAAGGTACGTCGTCAATTTATTGACGAAGATAATCGTCTTAGAAGTGTAAATGACCCCGCAGCGGAACAATTCACTAATTTATCCATGTTATCTCAAGATTTACAGTCTCATTTTTTGCGTAGCACTGATACGCCTGAGATATTAAAAAATAATGATTTGTTTAAAGTTCTGACTAGTAATTCTATTAAAAAAATGGATACGGGACGTACTTTAGTAGTCGCTGGATGGGGTAACTACTATATGGTGGATCGTGAGGGCCATCGTTTGGGATTAGAGGGCATGCGTCGTGCCTTGAACAAGTTTCTTGGCCAGAAAGAATTTGCTAATATGAACATATTTCATTCTGGCATTCAAGTTGGTCAAATTTTACGGCGATTTATTGATGATAATGGTAAGGAATGGCGCACTGAGGTTAGACCTGAAGGTTTATTTGTAGTTGCAGCTTTTAGGACTGATTTAGAAGTATCTAGAAAGGCTATGTCTGAAGTTTTACGTGGTGGTATGAGAGGGTTTTCTATCGCTGGTAATGCTAAATCAAAGGAAATGCGTTGTGAGCATGGAAAATGCTGGACTGAGGTAAATGATTTAGAAATCTATGAAGTAACGCTCTGCGTTGCGCCCATGAATCCAAAATCGTATATAACTGATGTTATTCAAAAACCTGATCCAATGATTTGTCCTGAATGCTATGATGTTGATCAATTAGAATTTGATTCCAGTTTAAGAACTAAATAAATTTAATTATTACCAAAAATTGGTAATAAATAGACATCTATATTATTTTCTTTTAATATTGTATTTACGAGTCCTATAAGGAGGGGCAAAGTATGGCTTCCAATACTACAGAGCTTCTGCCTATTCTGAAGGCTTTACGTGAGTATATCGTCAAAGAGTATGGGGTGAATTATCCGCCTCATGTTCGTGGCGAAGATGCTTCTGGTAAAGATCTTCCGAGCAATTGGGTAGATAAACTAGGACCTCTGAGTGGTGGGGATACGGTTGGCCGTGATTCTCATGGCTCTCAGGGAACTAAGAGCACTCGTTCTGGTGCACAGGGCACTGACCCATATATCCACAAGTCTGAGATTGAAGCGATGTTGAAAGACTTCGCCAAGCATTTTGTTGATGGACAAGATGTTCAGGCTGGCTCAGAACGTGCCGGGGGCATGCGAAGTGCTGGTGGATACTCATATCCTGGCGATGGCCAGCGCATTCCTGAAGGTCGTGGACTTGGAAAAGAAAACCACGAAGGGATGGAAGACGACGATGATATGATGGATGACATGGTTGACGATGTCGAAGATGATGAAGTGATTGACGATATTGACGACGATGAAATGGGTGACGAAGAGGACTTTTCGGAAGAAGAAGGTATGGAGAAAAATTACATGTCTCGATCTGCCGATGGAATTTCTGAGTTGCTAAAGGACATTAAAGGTCTTTTGTCCTCTCGCCATCAGGAAAAGCAGGAATATGCTGCTATTCAATCTGATATTAGCGACTTGAAGAAGTCTGTTAATACTCAAGTCCGTGATGGTATCAAAAAGGGATTGAAGCAATTCAATCTTAATCCATCTCGTGGCGACACCATGTCTCGTTTGGAAGAAGGCCAAGGATATTCAGATGGGATACTCGGTGCTTCTGGTGCTCCTCAGCCTGTCGTAATGCCCGATCAGCGGATTGGGGTTGAAGGCGAGTCTTTCCAGAAGAGTGCCGATGAAGAGGGCCAAGAACAGTTCGTTAACGGAATTGAAGAAGTTACGAATCGCACGGATGTGAATGATCTTCGTGGCCATTTCAAACTAGTCAATGGTATGCGGAATCAGACTGGTGAACTGTCACCTCACACTTTGTACTACTATCCCACCCAGCGTGGTAACAGGGGGGGTAAATAATGGCTACTAGCAATGATATTAGCATAGCTCAATATATCTCATCGGCAGAGCGGAACCTTCGTAGTTCCATGATGCCTCCAGGCTACTTCGCTAAGCAGACTTATCTGCAAGTAGCGGATGTATTTACTGCTACCTATGGTCGAAAGGTCTGGGACGCATTAAATAACCAGACTCGTTTCTGGAATATTCTTCGTAAAGTACAGTGGGGGCCAACGACTGGTTGGCGTTTGCGGTCTGATAGGGGTGATAATCGCTCTCGGCCCGTAACGGAGACTGGTTCGATTCCCACTATTGATGTCTCTAACTACGTCAATGTGGATTCTGCTCCACGTATCGTAGCGACTGACTTCGGTGTCTCACTCAAATCCCAGATCATGAGCGGTCTGGAAGGTGGTATGGGGGACAACCTTGCAGTAGAGCAAGAAGCGGCTGCGAGGGACCACATCAAAGAGCTGAACCAGGAACTCCTGCTTCGCTCCAATACCATCTGTACTACCGCTGGTGCATCTGGAACTGCTGAGATTCTAAGTGCTGGCAACACCTTCCGAGTTGGTGACACCATAGGTGGAACCACTTTGGGAGATGGCGGTATCACTTATAATGGTCTCGACACTGATAGTGACGCTACCTTTAGTGGTGGCGGTAACTTGACGGATGGCGAGATTATGTACGTCAAAGCCCGTGCTGGTTTCACTTCTCTTGACGACATTGTCGAACAAGATGCTCGTGTTGTAGCCGGTGTCACCGTTACCAACGGTCCTGACGTATACAACCAAGCTACTCGTGCTGCTGGTGGACATTTAGCGGCTGCTACTGTTCTCGGCAATAGTGGAACTGGTCGGAACTTGACATTGTCTCTTCTAGACCAGGCCATACGGGAAGTTAGGATTAATGGTGCTGATCCAGACGTTATTCTGATGGGTTATGACCAGTTTGACCGTCTTTCTTCTCTGTTGCAGGCCCAGCAACGGTACTTGGACTGGGGTGAGTTCGTGGTTAAGGTGGGCGATGAGTCCACTCTACCAGGTTCGCATGCTGGTTTCCAGGTAGCTACTTATAGGGGCATCCCTGTTATAGTGGATCCTGATGCTCAGGGTTCCTATACTTCGGCTGATTCTAACCTTGGTAGCAACGTGTATGTCATGGATACTCGGTACATGGAAGTCGCTATTGCTGCTCCTACGCAGTATATCGACAACCGTGACTTCTTCCAGGCAAATGCGTTTGTCCTACGTGGACTCTTTTACACCATTGGTGAACTGAGAGCTTTGCGTTTGGATACCAATGCTAAGATTACTGACCTGAACGCCTAAATCAGTCGTTTAGTCAGACTTTCTTTCACAGGGGAGTAGCTGTGAAGCTACTCCCCTGTGATTCTATATACTGTAATATAACTAAAAATTTTTCTTGCTGGACGTAGGAGAGTTAAATCTCTGAGGGTGGGATAGGAGGAATCCAGTGAGAGGAGCGTAAAATGGCTGTTACTTGGACCACGACGATAATTCATGAAACTGTTTTTGGTAACAAGAGAGTTGTTACTGCGGATATAGAAGCTACTGGCACGAGCACCGTCACAGCGGTGGGAGATGCTTATGCTCCATCTGCTCTGGGCCTTAGAGGCTTTGATGTTGTTCTGATGAGTGGATTCTCTCTTAGTAATACGGGAGGGGCTACTCAAACAGCGGCACAGTCTGTGACTGCTGCTGATACAGGATATTTCCCTGTATATAACTATACTCAAGAGACAATATCTACCCATCATTTGGGACCAGCTGATTTGGCTTCGGTGGGACCAAGCATTGTTGCTACTGGGGTGAATATAACAGGTGCCAAGATAAGGATCATGGCAGTCGGTTATTAGTTTACAACTTAATAACTTTTGGGGTAGTACGAGACAGCTCGGCTATCTACCTAGTTAATTGTACTTCATTAAAAGGGTAGTTGATGCTGACTACCCTTTTTTTGGTAGAAACAGAAGGAGGATAGGTATGTTTCAGTTCATGACGGCACTTAGACTAGGCAGGTCAATTCTTAAACGATTGAAGAATGCTGATAATCGTGATGAATTAGTAAATTCTCTTATATCTGCTTTGGGAGATGGTAAAATAAAACCTACTGAGTGGGCTTTGATTGGCAAACAATTGGGTGTGTTTGGTGAGGGTTAGATGAGCTTACTGGGCCGTTTAGCTTCTTACTTTACGTTTAAAGTTAAGAGAAAGAATGTAGGTAAGTATAATTTTGGGGCAATTCATTTTGATAATTATGAATTACCTATAGTCGGGTTTAAGCATCCTCATATCGGACCGCCTAAGCTTTTTTATGTAGATGCCGCTACTCTAAATAAGCTCTCAGGAAGTGATGATGGCAGCACCAAAAATAAGAACACAAATTGAGCTGGAACAGCCGTTAACGTCATTCCAAGGTTTCACTAAAACGACATCAGATGCCACTGCGACGACTATTTTAGATGTTGCTACTGTCATGGAAGAGGCTAATCGCCTTACTTTTGTTGTTGAATTGGGTGATTTATATGTGAATTTTGGAGCTGCTGCAACTAGCGATGGTAATTCAATGCTGATACCAGCTGGAACTGGTTATACAGAAGATAAAGTACGTGTAACTGGTATCATTTCAGTTATGAGGGCTGGTACCACTAATGGAAGAATTCGTGGTGGAGTGTGGGGAAGATAAATGTCTATACAATCTGGTAGTACCTATGGCCTAAGGACTATCATTGAGTTAAAACAGCCATATGATCAGTTTCGGCCTTTTTCTTTGACGACATCTGATGAGACAGCTACTACTGTTTTAAATGTGTCAGACCATATGGAAGAGGCTAATCTTATAACACTTGTTGTAGATAAAAATGATTTATATGTAAGTTTCGGTAGTGATGCTACCGATGATGGTACTTCTATGTTAATTCCAGCAGGTACTGGGTATTCGGATACAAATATAAGTTTTAAAGGTTCAATCTCAGTAATACGAGCAAACCCAGGTAATGGACGAATTGTTGGGGCTATTTGGGGAAGATAATTTAGTACGCCTATATAGTGGAGTTTTGTGATGCCTATAGACCGGGGATTTGAGTATAGATTTTCTGAGCATGAATGGAGAACTGTTCGTGAATCTGTTGGCACTTTATCTAAATTCATACCTATTAATAAAACTTTAGCTTCTGCTAATACAGCTGAAGATTTGATTAATTTGTCTGATCGTGATGATCCAGCTATGAATTTGGTTACTAATCCTAGTATGGAGTTGGGTACGCCTCCTACAGGCTGGACTGGTAGTGGCTCAACGATTACTCGTCAATCTACTCAAGCACGAACAGGTACCTATTCGATACGGTCCGTGACGGCTAATGCTGCTGCATATGAAGGTGCGTATTATCGAATGACTAATCTTCCACGTGGCTGGTATGCATGTTCTGCATATGTATATCGTAATGGTGGCACGGTTGTAGGTAGAGCGACTAGTGATGGCGGTACTACCTATTCTACGGGTCCACAAGTCACTATGGCTGCCAACTGGAACGGCAGGGTAACGGTCTTACATCAGGTTACTACTGACAATGCGACTTTAGATTTCTATGTAGTTACAGATTCTACGCAAAATCTAACTTATTTCATTGATGATGCCCAAGTAGAGCCTTCATGGGCATATGTTATGGGCATGGCTGGCGGAACTAGTGATCCTAATCCTCCTATGGCTAATGTAACTACATTTGTAGATCCAGATCTACATAGATTTGCTCGTTGGATGGGCACCGCAGATGCGTCAGTCTCGGTTCGAGAGCCTATGATTAGTGAGATCCATGATATTTATTTATATTCTTTAGCTAATGACGCTGTTATCGACTTCAATCGTACTGCACAACGCAGTGGTGCTGCTGTTGGCTATGTATTGAAGGCCGGTGTAGCTAATGCGGTTAATCTTCGTCATATAGTTAAAGGAAATATTAGCTTCATAAACCTTACGACTGATGAAACATGTAATCTGGTTGGTTATATAAGGGGAAACTAGCTACGATTTAGGCATAGGAGCACAGAAGTTAATCCAGTTTAAGGATAAAATAGAATTATGGGCCTATTTAACGTACACACGGTATCTAATGCCTATCGTTCAGATTATTTTCAGTATCTTTCCGAACAATGGGCAACGGATGACAATGAATTTACAGGCATGTGGAACCGGGATGTTACTGGTGCGGCTACAATAGCTAGAGTAAATACCGATATAGATATGCCTAAGGTGTCATTGACTGTTCCAGCATCGCAAAGTGCTAGGCTACGATCTCTCTATACCTTTAGGGTTACTCCCAGTAAGTTCTCAAATACTGCCAATACGACCATGGTTCGTGGTGTATTTTTAGAATTTGAAGCTAAATTTACTAATGTTGCCAATATGGACAATGCTAGTTTCTTTATGGGATTTAATAATTCTACTACAGGTACGAGAGCTACTGCCGATGTGGTGGGATTTGGACTAACTAGCGATGCTATTCAAACGATCACAGATAGTTCAGGTACGGAGACTGTTAATGCTCCTTCTAATATTACTTTAACTAATCGAAATTTATATAAGATTGCCATTACGGAGGGTCAGGTAGAGTTTTGGGTTAATGGAAATCAAGTGGCAACACATACTACCAACTTACCAGATGTTTTACCCTTTTTAATGTTTTATAATGGGAGTGAGGCAACGGGAAGTTCTACATTGGATGTAGGTTTTTGTCATGTCTTCTACCGTGGATTTGATGATCAGAGGGCGTTTTAATGCCAGTTGAACTTAGACAGATATATCCTCAACGAGTTTTGGAATTTGGAGATAGTGAATCTTCGTTAGAAGTCATTGGCAATTCCTCAGGAACACCGTTAATCGTTCAAGATTCAACAGACAATGCCTCTAATCAAGTAGCTATTTTTCGTGGTGGTAACAGAGGCACTGCCGCTGACGGTGATAATGCCTATATAAGCTATACCTTAGAAGATTCAGGCGGTAATCAAGCTGAATTTGCTCGTATGGCTTGGACGGCTAATGATGTAACGTCCAATACTAAAGACTCTAAGGTAGTTTGGTCGGTTCAAACTGGTAATACTCTTACAGATGTATGGGAGATCAGTTCTTCTACGTCAGGTGCTGTGACTACCAGTTTTCAAACTGGTGAAATTGTTCTACCTGATAATGTTTCTATACAGTTGGGAAATAGTGGCGCAGATACTGATTTATCTTCTGATGGAACTGACATAAAATGGATTGTGCCAGCTACTGCTGATGTAATATTGGGTCGAACTGGTGCACCTAGTCCTGATACCCTTTTACATTTATGGTCTGCAACAGCAGGAAGTGTTAACGCTATCTCTGGTACTTTGCTTGCGGTTGAAAGTGATGGAAACGCTTTTATAAATTTCCTATCACCTACTGCGAGTGGTTTGTATTTTGGAGATGCCAGTGCTAATAATTCAGGATATCTAACATATACACATTCAGGCGATATATTGACTTTATCTTCTTCTACTACTATTACCTTAAATGCTACCAGTATTAATGGGACTGCTATTAAAGATGAAGATAATATGGCGTCTGATAGTGCTACCCATTTAGCCTCGCAACAAAGTATTAAAGCTTATGTGGATTCTAATACTTTCCCGTCAAGTCCTACTGATAATAATAATGTCCAGTATGACAGTAATAGTAGTTTGTGGGTTGCTCGTACTTTTTTAGATTTTTCTAAGATTTCCATCCCAGCGGACCCTAGTGTTGAAGAATGTAGGCTATATCTAAAGGAAAAAGATACTGCTAACAATGTGTTAGCGGTTAAATTACAGAAAGCATCTAATATAGTTGAGGTGGAACTTACGTCTCCGGGTGCTATTTGTGATGAATGTGGTAGTGACGATGGTGCAAAAGACCCAATTTACGACTTTCAGAAGGGTGTTATGCGGGTAAGCTTATGGTGTGGCCATGTATATGAAATCGATTTACCTAGATATCGGAGGGTTATGTAATGGCTATCACCTATTTAGCTGGTAATAATATTGCTGGAACAGCTAGTGACCGAAGTGGTTTAACTACAACTTATTTATTGACGGGAACAACGTTTCTTGAGACTGATACAGATGACTTATATCAGTGGGATGGCGACAGTTGGAATGTAATTTCATCTAATACTGTTGCTGAGACATTAAGTGGTAAAACTTTTACTACTCCGCAAATAAATGATTCGGCTACTGACCATCAATACGTTTTCGCAGTAGGTAACCTTGCTGCCGATAGGACAGTCACTCTTCCAGTTCTTACTGGAAATGATACGTTTGTTTTTGAAGCGCATACTCAAACCTTTACAAATAAGACTATGAGCGGGTCTGGTAATACTTTTTCTAATATTCCTACCTCGGCTCTTACTGGTACTGCCTTTGCAGTTACTGATGGTTCTACAGCGTCAAATATTGCTTCTGGCGGTACATTAACATTTGCTGCTACTGCCAATGAAACGACGGTAGCTCAATCTGGTGGAACAGTTACGATTGGCTTACCAAATGACGTTACTATAGGTGGCATTTTAACTGTTACTGGAAATCTTACTGTTAATGGAACTACTACAACAGTCAATTCTACTACTATGACTGTAGATGATCCTATTATAACGTTAGGTGGGGACGTAGCTCCCGGCTCAGACGATAACAAGGATAGAGGAGTTGAGTTTAGATACCATGACGGCTCAGCTAGAGTAGGATTTTTTGGATATGATGATTCAGTAGGGGTATTTACTGGTTTTACGGCAGCTACTAATACTTCAGAGGTATTCTCTGGTACGGTCATGAATGCTACATTTGGTAACATTGTTGGCACTCTAACTACTGCGGCTCAGGGAAATATTACTTCTTTAGGTACTTTATCGTCGATTGTCGTCTCTGGCTCTGGGACAGTGGGTGGTTCTGACATAGTCACACTGGCCGCTACTCAAACTTTAGCAGCTAAGACCCTTACTGCTCCTAAATTTGTCAATACTGGATTTATTGCAGATGCTAACGGCAATGAACAAATTATCTTTGCCACTACGTCTAGTGCGGTCAATGAGATTACAATAACGAATGGAGCTACTGGTAATTCAGCCAGTATTACGGCAAGTGGCGAGACGAATACTGGCATTAAACTTATTGGTAAAGGTACAAGTGGCATAACGCTCACTAATGCGACTGCAAATGGGGCGTTTTTAGAGTTTGATACTAAAGCTGCTCCAGCAGATCCATCAACTGAATTTGCTAGGATGTATTTGAAAGAGGTGGATGCCAATAATAATGCCATAGCCGTTAAGATTCAGAAGGGTGGAAGTGTGGTTGAGGTTGAAATTACTTCCCCTAAAGCAGTTTGCGCTGAATGTGGTAGTCGAGATGGAGCGAAAGATCCATTATATGATTTTGAGCGTGGAGTAATGGTGTTGGATTTGTGGTGTGGCCACTCTTTCGAAGTTCCAATGCAATGGAGTCAGATAAATGGCAATAGTTAGATATGCCGGAAATAGGATGACAGGAGTTAGTGGTGACACTAAGCCTACTTCCAACTTAATTGCCGGTACTACTTTTCAAGAGACTAATACCGATGATTTATATGTTTGGGATGGATCTTCGTGGAATATAGTTGCCGGTAATACTGTCGCACAGACGTTTAGCAATAAAACTTTAACGAGTCCAGTACTCAATACTGGGTTATCTGGCACTGCTTTTCTTGATGAAGATGATTTTGCCTCTGATTCTGCTACTAAGGCAGCTTCGCAGCAGAGTATTAAAGCGTATGTAGCCAGTCAGGTTTCAGGTTCTCAAAATGTATTCAGTACGGTTGCTGTTTCGGGGCAGGATAACGTTGTAGCCGATGGTACCACGGATACGCTTACTCTAGTGGCTGGCAGTAACATGACCATCACCACTACAGCAGGGTCAGATTCAGTAACTTTTGCTGCTGCCGGTTCTAGCACTGTAACCGTTACTGATAATGAGAGCACTAATGAAAATAATCTTATTATTTTCGTAGCTGATGCGGCTACCAGCACTGGGGCACATGACTTAGAAATGGATGGGGATCTTCATTATAACCCTAGTACTGGCACATTAACGTCAACCGTTTTTGTTGGAGCTTTAACAGGTAATGCTTCGGGCACAGCGGCTACTGTGACTGGAGCAGCCCAGACTGCGATTACCTCTTTGGGAACGCTAACTGCACTTCAAGTTGATAATTTAAACATCAACGCAAATACCATCAGTGCTACATCAGGAGCACTGAATATTACGCCCGCTGCTGGAAGTGCGATAGTACTGGACGGAACTATAAATGTAGATGCTGGGGTGGTTACTGGTGCTACGAGCATCACATCTACTGCATTTGTCGGTGGATTGACTGGCAATGTAACCGGCAATGCGTCAGGTACCGCCGCTACCGTCACAGGTGCAGCGCAAACGGCGATTACATCATTAGGGACGTTGACTGCACTTCAAGTCGATAATCTTAATATAAATGGTAATACTGTTTCATCTACGGCTGGTACTGATTTACTTATTACTCCATTAGCTGGGCAGCAAATAGTACTGGATGGGACAATAATTATCGATGCTGGGGTAGTTACCGGGGCAACAAGCATTACATCTACCGCATTTGTGGGCACAATTGATGGTGTTGTGGGGGGAAACACGCCTGCTGCAATCACAGGCACTACAATTGATGCTAATACTGACTTTACGGTTGGAAGTACGGTAATCACTGATGATGTGGTCACTTTTACTCCTAGTACCAACGATACAGTGGTATTGACTGCTGCAACTAATGGATCTTTCTCTCTTGTCACTACTGATGCAGCTGCTGCCGCTGCGAATATTCAAATAACTGCAGATGGGACAGTAGATATAGATTCAGCAGGAGTTTTAACCCTCGATTCTGGGGCCGCAATTAATATAGAGCCTGCCGCTGGCTCTGCAATTTTACTTGATGGCACAATTAGCATAGATGCTGGAGTTGTAACAGGCGCAACAAGTATTACCTCTACAGCCTTTGTTGGCGATATAACTGGCGATGTTACAGGTACTGCGGATGTTGCTACGGTTGCCACTACGGTAACCATTACTGACAACGAGAGTACAAAC